TTATTATCAGTTTTACAATAGTAAAAAGAACATTACAAAAGTTAGTATTGATAATGAAGAATTTACATACGAAATACCTGACGATTATACGATGGATGAACAAATAGCTTTTAATAAAATATGTGTTTTAATAGATGAACACATTGATAATTGGAGGTGGTACGAAAAGAAGTTATTCCAAATATACAGAGATACAGATTTATCTATAAGGGGAATAGCTTCGGTAACTAATATTAGTTGGGTAAGTATATTTAACACGCTTAAACATGCTAAAATTGAATTAAACGAAACATTTAAAGAAGATTGGGAAGATTATAAAAATAAAGATTATGACAGAATTTAAAGGAGACAAACGCTCGAAAGAGTACAGAGAATGGAAAAAGAAACACGCACAAGCAAGTGAAGGACTTGGAGATACGGTTGAAAAGATTACTAAAGCAACTGGAATAAAGAAGGCTGTTAAATTCCTTGCAGGAGAAGATTGTGGATGTGATGAAAGAAAGGAAAAGCTAAATGAATTATTTAGATACAAAAAGCCTGAATGTTTTACTGAATCGGAATTTGATTTAATTAAAATGGCAGTTGATACTAAAAAGAATAAATTTAATCCCGAAGAACAAGAAACTTATAAAAACATCTACGAAAGAATATTTAAAGTTAAAGTAGAATGTACTCCTTGTAGTTTTGCAAAAGTTGTATGGAAGGACTTATTATCAGTATATAACCAATATATATGAACAAAAAAATAAACAATTTAAAAGAAGGAGAGTATTACGCAAACTTTAATCTTGTAGGAACGTATATAGTAGAATCAAGAAAAGCAAAACCCGATAACAAACCATTGAATGAAATGTATTTTGCATGGCAGGATATAGGTTTTTATGTACATAGCTTAATATCTAATGAAAGATTATATGAACAATCATTAAGCGAATACAGAAGCGACAAGATACGAGCGGTTGAACGTGCCAGAATAGCTGAAGAAAAAGTAGATTTACTAGAAAAAGAAATAGAAGAATTAAAAATTAAAGTACAATTGTTATGAGTGATAGTTTAAGAAAATGGGTAGAAATGAATTACGGTAAAGACTGGACTATGGATTCTAGTTACACTAATAATGAAACACCACCTGACCCAATTGTAATGAGGGTTATTAGCATAATGAAAGAAAGGAGTAGGAAAGGCATAGATAAGTATGGAACTACTCTGTATGATTCTCCTGATGGGTTCTACCAATTTCTTAATCATCTTCAAGAGGAAATGATGGATGGAATATTATATATAGAAAAACTTAAATCACAGAAATGATGCCATTACCAAAACCAACAACAACAGAAACACAAAAGGAATTTATACAAAGATGTATGATTGATTCCAATATGATAACAGATTTCAAAAACAAAGAACAACGCTTTGCTGTATGTTCACAAATATACAAGAATGAAAGAGGTTAAATTGATTAAGATGCAACACGACTTAAAGTTAACACAACAGGCTTTAGTGGTTGCACTACGAAGATTAGAAAAATTAGAAGAAAAAGTTTTTCCAAAAGATGAAGATGTTAAATAATTGTTTATATTTACAAAAAAGAACGATATGCAATTTAATTATAACGAATGGCTTTGGCATAAACAAACTGAACAAGAACTAATAGCTATTATAAATGGTGGAGGTTTAGAATCTGATAAAGCAAGAGCCGAACAAGAACTAAATAAAAGAACACAAGAACAAATAGAATTTATAGAATTATGAGTATTTTAAGTAAAGCAGATGATATTATAAATAATAGATCTGAAGAAAAACAAAGAATGTACGGACCTTTTTCTGAAGGTATGAAAAGAGCTGCTATGATTGCATCAGGAGCTACTGGTAAACACTTTACCGCTAAAGATATGTATATGGCTATGATAGCATTAAAACTATCAAGAGAGTCATATAATCACAAAGAGGATAATTTATTAGATGCAGCTGCTTATATAGGTGCTTTAAATAATTATGAGAATGAAAAGTAAAAGAGCAATTGTAGGACTAGTTAGTAATCCAGCTAAAAGTCTAAATAGTCATAACGGAGGTTGGACGTTAATATTAAAAAGTATATTTAAAGCTGATATATTAACTGAAAAAGATAATTGGGATAATTATGATGAGTTGATATTATCAGAAGGAGTAAACTACAAAGAAGGAGTTTTCAATTTTTTTGGAGGTGTACAAGATAGTTTTTATATAAAATTAGATAAGTTAAATTCTTTTAGTGGTAAAGTTTATTGTGTGAATAATATGATAGATTACAATGTTGTATGTAAGAAAAGGAAAGAATTAAAAGAATTATCTTGTAATAAAATACCTGAAATATTAAACATAAAAAATTTAAATGATAAGTTAATATTAGGTGATAGCCATTCTATTTCAGTTTATAAACCAGGTTATTCTATAAATAGAAATGATGGTAAAACATTAAATGGTTTTTTAAAAATAGGTTTGAAGAATTATATACCAGATAATATAAATGACTTAATTTTTTATGCTGGCAATATAGATATTAGGTTTCATATACACAGGTTTGAAGGTAGAAAAGCTGTAGTTAATTTAATTCGAGAATTATTTAAACAGTTAGAAAATTTAAAAATACAAAACATAACGTTAGTTAGTTTATTACCTATTGAAGATGAATCAAGAAAAATACCAGGTACAGGTTTATATAAAGGAAAACCTTTTTTTGGTTCTAAACAACAAAGGACTTATTACGTTAATGAATTTAATTCTTTACTTAAAAGGGGTTGTAGTCATTATGGATATGGTTTAATTGAATGGAATTTTGATTATGAAAATGGATTATCTTTTGACGATATGGAATCAAGACAATCTGTTCATTTAAGGCCTAAAAGTTATAAATTTTTAAATCAACTAATATGATAGATCAATTTATAGATTACTACGGTAAGGCTAAAAAAATGCAAGAGTTAAAATTTCAAGGTGGTACTTGGACTGAGCAAGATATAAATGATGATTTAATTTGGAATATACCTATTTATGATGTAGTTAACAGGAAGTATGCAGCGTTTAGTTCATTATTAGAAGCTATAAATAAAAAAGAAAATGATCCTAAAGGTAATGGTGTTTATTTTAAAGAATTAAATATAAATAGTATTGACTTTATTAAACTATGTTACTTGTTTAGATTATGCGGTAGTGGTATTAATTATGTTCCTAAAACTAATGAACCTTGGAATACTCATGGGTTTGGAAATTTTTGGGTAATAGACTTTTTAAGACATGGTAAAACATGTTCTAAAGAATGGATAGAATATATTCCAGACAAAAAGTTTTGTGATGTAAAAGGTTATTTGTTACCTATGATTAAAGGAGGTTTAAAAAACTTTATAGAAAAAAATTCAATTAAATTAGTAGAACACCTTATTAACTATATGCAAAGTCATGAGTTTATAGGTATAAAAGATTTGGTTGATGAAGGTAATTATTGGCTGATTGATAGAGGTTTTAAAAGACAAAATTTTGTTTTAACAGCTTTTGCTATGGATATGGCAGAATATTATCCTAAATTAATTAATAGAAATTCTGATGTCTACGTAGGTTCTAATGCAAAAAAATGTTTAAAAATGATATTACCTAAAATGAAAGATAATAATGCATTAAGGTATTTGTGTGATGTTACAGGTAATGTAAGCAAACCCTATGACATGGAGGATGTCGCGTGTGACTTTATAAGGTATATAGAAAACTTTCAATCAGTTGATCATATAAAACATAATAAAGGAATTAAATATTATAATAATGTTCTTAAATAAACAAAAAATAACAGAAAATAATGATTTAAAGAAATATACTTTAGATGATTATTTAGATAAAACAAAAAATTTTAAATCTTCATTTGATGATTTTATAGTAAAAAAAGTTAATGGATTTAATGTTATAGATGAATCTGAATCTTGTGAAGTTGGTTACAAAGCGAGATCAGCTGAATATTTTATTCAACAGCTTGTTAATCAAGGTATTAAAGAATTAGTTTACGTACAACCTAGAAGAGGTTTTGCAGGTATTTCTTTATCTTGGTTATGTAAAAAGTATGATTTAAATTTAACATTAGTAATGCCAGCTTCTAAAGAGGTTAGCGATCATCAAGCTTTATGTATTGAACTAGGAGCTAAACCTTTGTTTGCTAGAATAGCAGCGATGCCTAATGCCAATTCATTAGCTAAGAAATATGCAGAAAAAAACAACGCTTATTTTATTCCTTTAGGTTTAAATCATCCTTTAGTTATAGCTGGAGGAGTTAGATCTTTTTATAATTATTTTAATGATAAACAAAAACCAAGTGTTATGTGGTCAGTAATATCCACAGGGGTTTTAACTAGAACAATGCAAATAGCTTTACCAGAAACCAAGTTTAAAGCTATAGCTGTTGCTAGAAACATACAACAAGGAGAATTAGGAAAAGCAGATTTTTATAGTTATCATAAACCTTTTAATAGTAAATCTGATTTGATACCAAGTGAATTTAATTGCGAGGATTCTTACGATTCTAAAGGATGGGATTATTTAAATAAATATGGTCAACAAAATGATTGGTTTTTTTCAGTTGCAGGAAATGCAAGAAAACCAATTATAGATAAAAATAAAATAAATTCTTATAGAAATTGGAATGATTTAAAAGATTTTTTGTAAATTCGTTAATAATAAGTTTAAAACATAAGAACAAATGACATTTAAAAACGCAGAACAAGCATTTCATTATCTATATAGTGAAATACATAGAACAGGAATAGATCACGCTAATACTAAAGCATTATTTAATGTAGGTTTTTATATTGCTAACCCTTTAGATAATGACATTAATTTAGATTTTAGGAAACTAAATAAAGAATATGCAGAAGCAGAATGGCAATGGTATCTTACAGGTGATAGAAATATTAATAAGTTAGGAGAGATTTATGGTAAAGTTCCTGAAATATGGAAAAGAATGGCAGATGAGAATAATGAAGTCAATTCTAATTATGGATGGCAATGGTTGCAGAACTCTCAATTAGATAGAATAATAGATAAATTACATGCTAATAAAGAAACCAGACAAGCAACCATTTCCATATATGATGGTAAACAAATAGACAAGTATTCTAATGATACACCTTGTACTTACGCTATTACTTTTAATGTAATAAAAGATAAATTACACATGTCTGTGTTAATGCGTAGTAACGACTTATGGTTTGGATTTTGTAATGACCAATATTGTTTTAGCAAATTACAGGAATTAGTTTCTAACGAACTTAATATAGAGCTTGGTACTTATTATCACCATGCAACTAATTTACATTTATATAATAATTTTTTAAATAAACACTAATGATTTTACACGAAGAATTTGAACCTATTAGAGAATGGGCAAGAGAAAGAGGAATTTATGAAAAAGGAGATCCTAAAACACAATATCTTAAATTAATGGAAGAAGCTGGTGAGTTATCAAAAGCAATATTAAATAAAGATAAATTTGAAATAGAAGATGCAATAGGTGATTGTGTTATAGTTTTAACTAATTTAGCTGAGTTATGTAATATGAGCATTGAAGGATGTATAGAGTCTGCATATCATGAAATTAAAAACCGTAAGGGAAAAATGGAAAATGGAACTTTTGTAAAAAATAAATAATGAGAAGCATAATAAAAAAATCAGAATGGAAACATATTACATTACCAGTACCTAAAATAGAATTTGTAGAATGGGCTAAAAAACAAGGTGGAGTAAAAATAGTAATAGATAATAGTTCTTATGAGTTTAGTACAGATCAAGAACTTAATGCTTTACTTATAAATTTAAATCCTTCTTTTAATGGTCCTAATACTTGTTTTATTCCAGTAGGAGACATGAAATCAATATATATAAAAAGCAAAGAAAGAGTGGAAAAAATAGAATTATTAAATGGAAATGTTTGGAACAAAGAAGAATTATTAAGCAAAATGTATGATGATAGTTTTTACTATGGAGAGCTAGGAAAATATGCGTTAAGTAGTTCAGCTATTAAACAATTAATAGATTCACCTAAAATGTATCAAAGATCATTAAATTTTAAATCAGATAGTGGTGCATTTAAGATAGGTAGACTTATACATTTAGCAGCTTTAGAACCAGAAAAATTAGATACTCTTTGCCATGTTGTTGAGGTACAATCAGCAGTAACAAAAAAATACAAAGAAAAGGTTGCAGAGATAGGTAGTGCTGATTTTGTTTTTACTAGAAAAGAATACGATAAAGCAATGTATACTGCAGATGCTTTGTTACAAAATGATGTATGGCAAGAATTAACAAGAGGAGCAAAGTTTGAAGTACCTGCTTTTGATGTTTTACATGGTTATCCTTTTAGAGCAAAAGCTGATGTTTTAGGCAATGGTTATATAGCAGATCTTAAAACAACAAGTGATCTTAAGAATTTTAAATGGGCAGCAAAAAAATATGGTTACGATGTACAATTATATATATATTGTAATTTATTTAAAGTAGATTGGAAAGACTTTAAGTTTTTTGCAATAGACAAATCATCTGGAGATCTAGGTATTTATGATGTTGAAAAAAGTTTTTATGAATCAGGTAAATATAAGTTAGAAGCCGGTTTAGAAGTATTTGAAAGATATTTTGTAAATAGGTTGGAAGATTTAAATACTTATGTAATTAGAGATACTCTTGAATAAAGAATTAATACAAGAATTTTACTTACTTGCTTTAGTAGATATAGCAAATGGAAGAAGTATCGAAGAACTCGAAGAAGCCATTAATATCTATGAAGAGGGAGAGGAGTATGAAGCATGTGCAGGTATTTTAAAAGCAATACATGAATCAGGATATTTAACACTAAAAGAATTAATTTTAAAACTACAAGATGAATAAAGACTTTTTACCAGTAACAATTAAAGATATAATAGAAGATTACTATAACTTAAAATTAGACTCAGCAACAAGAAAAAGAAAGTATGTAGAGGCTAGAGCAATATACTATTATATACTAAGAAATAAATTCCATTATTCTTTATCTGCAATAGCTAAGACATTAAATAAGAATCATGCTACTGTATTACATTTTACAAAACAGTTTGACAGTTGGTTAATGTACGATAGAGTTGTTAGAACAGATTACCAACAGATAGAGAATAGATTAAATAATGCAATGACAATAAACCCTGATGCATTTAAAAGGTCTGATAGCTTAGAAGGATTTTACGAAAAAGAATACAGAGAGTTAAAATGGAAGTATAATTTCTTATTGACTAAACTAAAAGAAGAAGGAAACAAAACATCTCAGAAACCTGAGTTCCAATTAACAAATTAATAAAAATTTTATTGTATATATGAATAATCAAGTTTTTTTCAAGTATGGCACACGGAGGTAAACGAGAAGGAGCAGGGCGTAAAAGAAAAGATGAAGAAGATTTTTTAGTAGAAAAATTATCAGCATACGACAATGAAGCCTTTGCAATTTTGATAGAAGGCGTAGTAAATAAAGACTTTAGACATCTTAAGTTGTTTATGGATTACAGATTCGGTAAACCAAGAGAAACTAAAGAAATTAGTATTAACGAAGATTTACCTTTGTTCATGGAAGATTAGGGATAACTAAAACCCTATACTTCATCCTATATGCAAGTAAAGAAAACGAAAGCGTTTTATAAGCTAAAAGATTTACAAAGCAGAATACGAATAGTCAAGGGAGGTACATCAGCTTCTAAGACTATTTCTATTCTTTGTTTACTAATAGACTACGCTATAAAGAATGAAGGTAAAGAAATAAGTGTAGTATCTGAATCTATCCCACACCTTCGTAGAGGTGCTTTAAAGGACTTCTTAGGCATCTTAAAGGGTCTTAATAGGTATAAGGACAATCAGTTTAATAAGAGTACCTTAAAATACACTTTTACAAATGGAAGTTATATTGAGTTCTTTAGTACAGACCAACCCGATAAACTAAGAGGTGCAAGAAGAACAGACTTATACATTAACGAGTGTAACAATGTACCCTTTGATGCTTATACGCAATTAGCAGTAAGAACAAGTGGTATTATATGGCTAGACTATAATCCTAGTAATTTGTTTTGGGTAGATAA